AACAGGCATTAATAGATTTTTTATACTTAATAAATGTGTTTGTCTCTCTCGATATAATGCATCTGGTTTTATACCACTAAAATCTATTAGATTATTAAAATTCCAAACACCATCCCAATAAACTTTCTCTGCTGTACCCAAATTCCAAAAATTATGGTTGGCGTCAATATATTGAATAATGCTTGCTTTATTGTAAATATTTTGTTCAAAATTCCAACTGATTATTATTTTAAAAATTAAATTAGCAGGAATTATAGCACGTAATAAAGCTCGCATTGTTTTAGCATTTAATTCAATTTCATTATTAAAATTTATTATTAATTCATAGTTTTTTGTTGTAATAGGAATAGCATTATCTTTTCCAAATTTTAAATCTAAAATTTGCTTTAATCTACGTATTGTATATGGTAATATACTATTTATTTTTACTAAAATATTACTGCGTCTATCTTCTAACGTTTCTTTACTTTTAGGAATTATTTTTAACATTTCTTCCCAACGTTGTATACCTTGTAAATCAGCTTCATAAACAAATCTATTCTTAAACCATTTAAATAAAACTTCCCATATAGATTTAAATTCTTCATTTTCTAATATAGCAAGCTGTTTAAACTCACCAGCATTAGCAATAACATTAGGATAATATCTTTGTACTTTTACTTCACGTTCCAAATTATCCACTTAATTCACCTCTAACAGCAAGAGCATTAACATCTAAGGTTAAATTTTCTTCCAACTCATTTAATTTAGTATGTTCAATGTCATCCACACCTTCAATATCTAAAATGCGACTTTCAATTTGACTTATACGTACTATAATACCTTTATTCTCATATACGTCCATTGTTACTTTTTGTGTATCTTGCCATTTAGAATTTAATTCAAAAAAATAATCATCAATAACTTTTTCTATTTTAGTTTTATAATCTTCAAAATTTCCATTATTAAATGTAATATTAAGATTAATTTTTATATAAGAATTACTAGCTCCATTAACAGTTACAACATGACCAATAGGTGCTATTCCTATTCCTTTTCCTTTGTTTTGTTCTGGGTCTAATTTAGCTTGTACCTGTTGTATAAATTCTGTAGTAGGTGGCTTATATTCACTAGTCATAAATACAATTTTTACAGTTCCTCCACCATTCCAAACAGGATAAACTTTTACTCCACCCACACCTTCAATAGCATTTACCTTTTCTCTATAATCATAAATATTTCCACCATATGCTTGATTATCAAAACTATTTAAATACCTTTTTCTAAAATCTTCTGTTGCTTCTTCTTCTTCTCCTGGAATAGTAACTTCCAAAAGTTTAGCAACTTCAAGACCTTTTACATAATCAATAGGAATTAAATTTCCACTTGGTTTATTTCCAATAGTTCCTATAGTTTCGCATTTTAATAAATATTGTCCATTACCTAGATTTTCAATAATAGAATAATTTACATCATCATAAGAAAAGCGAGTGCCTATACTAATATTTATATTAGTAGGAGTACACTCGCCTTTTACTATTGCATATGTTGCTGGATAAGGAGATAATCCACGGTCTTTAGCTAATAATATTAAAAAATATCTTTCAGCAGTATCTCCAAAAGTATTTTTTATAAAATAATCTACAGTCGCATATAAAAGCATAAATTCTATTGCTGCGGGCATACTTGCGTCATAAATAATAGAACCTTCTCTTTTATCTATATCATTTGGTACTTTTTCAAGCATTCTATTTAAAATAATATTTTCTGTTTGGTTTTCATACATTTAAATAATATTCACTCCCTTCTCCATTTCAATGTTGCCTAGATTGGTTTTTACTGTAAATTTAGCTAATACATTACCTTTATCATAAGACAGCTCAAAATCTTCTACACTATTTATTCTATCATCTTGTGTTAAAGCTTCTTTTATTCGTCTTGGTAATTCACTATATACATATGGTATAGGTTTACCAAATAAATCTTGTAATTCTATGCCATAATTCCAGCTATAAATAACATATTGATACCTTTCTGTATTTAATATTTTATAACAAGCTTGTGCTATTGCATCTAATTCATCAATATTACCTAATATTTTTTCATCAGCTATTTTCATGCGGTACGATTTATTAGGAACTATGCTTGTTGTCGCTATATTTATATTTAAATCCGTATCTGTTCCTTGTGGTAAAAATCCCATATTATCAACCCCACTGACCAGTCAAATTTGTATGATTAGTAGACCTAGATAAAACTATAAATTCTTGTCCGCCTGCTTGTTGTACTAAAATAACACTTTCACCAACAGACAATCCATTATGAACTGTAATTTTTTTTCGCCCACTATAAGCATGATTATGACTTTCAAATAAAGCGTATCCACTACCACCTGATTTATTTTCTGTTGTATGATTAACAGTTATATCAACATCAAAATCTCTAACTAAATCAGTTAAAATTAAAAATTCTTCTGTAAGTAATTCTTTTTGGTCAATTCTAATCGTCAAGGGATTAATAGTTTCTACAACACCAAGACTGTAATCACATAGATTAGCACTATTTAATTGTTGTTTTACTAATTGTTGTATAGCTTCTTTCAAAGCAACAATACTCACTCAAAAATCCCTCCTTTAAGTGTTAAATCCATAAAATGTGAATTATTAGTATAGGTATGCTTAACTGATTCAACTAACATTTTCATATTTATTTCTTGTTTATCTATATATAATTTAACAAATATACTAGAACCACCACGAACTCTATCATCTCCAAAAGCATTTTTTATAGATAATGTACGCCTTACTCTGTTATAACGTTTAAGCATTGCTTTTGCCAATTCATCAAGATTTATTGGTTTTTCAGGATTTACAGATTTTATTTTTCTAAGAAGTCCCCATTTTGCTATAGTTTTTGTATCCATAGCAATATTACTAATTTCATGTGCATTAGTATCTTTATTATCAAAATAAAGCACAATATCATTATATGTGTCCTTATCTATATCAGAAGTAAAACTAAAATTTTCAGCAGTTTCACTATCAATTAAAATATCAACTCTCATATCATTTATATTTTTAAGAGTCAACTTTCCATAATCATCATAAAGCACATATAAATTTTTTGTAGCTTCTGTAGTTATATCTATAGCTGTCTGCATTAAATCGAATAAAGTTTGTTTACCTGCTCTAAATCGTGGAATTACATATTCAGTATCTGCAATATCACCAATAGTTAGCTGAAAATCTTCAGCTAACTGTTTTATTATTTCACTTGCTTTTTTATTTACTGTATTATAAATCTGTTCATTTTTTAGATATCTAAGCTGGTCATAAGCAATAATAGATAAAATATTATCTTTATCTAAATTACGTTTAAATACAAAACCAAAAAATATACCTACATCACCACGTTGTACTTTTACTCTATATCCTTCTTGTATATCCAACAATTCATCTTGTACTACTTTAAAAGTAATTTTGCTTGGTTGCCCTTTACGATAATATTCAATATTTACATTATCTTCAACAACTGGTATATAGCACTTATTATCAACAGTATGAATGGTTATTAATAATTCATTGCTATTATTCAAGTTTTAACACCTCTTTTAATGTAGGTGTTGATGGATTATACATTTTATTCAAATTCATAACGCTACGCCAATTCAAACTACCTCCACTCGCTAATTTTACAGCTTCATATACAGATTTTTCTTTTGTTACTTTCCAAACACTAGGAGTAATTTTATCTGTAGGTCTATTCTCTTTTATAGTATATGTTTCTTTGCCATTTTCATCAGTTTTTACCTCAACTTCTTTTGTAGCATAATACTTATACTCTTTTAGTTGTAAAGGCACTACAACATCAAATCCATTTTTAGCATCTTCACGTATACTATAATTCTCAATGGTAACCAATAAATTAGTATCAAACAAAACTTCAAAACTAGGTGTCATTCTCATTATTATTAATCGTAAAGGCTGTTTACTTTCTTTTGCTATTTTTATTTTTTCTAAATAATGTTCAGCTCCTTTAAATGAATATTCATTTAATAAATTACCTAAAATTCCTATTGAACCACCAAACAAATTATTAAATGCAGATACTCCTATTTCTGTATCACTTTGGGAATAGTCTGCAAATGGATAATTACTATTAGGCAAAAGAAGCTCAAAAGATATTTCTTTCAGACCTTCTGTTTTAATAATATTTATTTCTCCTTCATTTATAAGATTTACAGTTTTATTTTTATTTTTTATACGTATATCCATTTTAGCTGGTGGAATAGGTAACATCATATCATCTAAATAAAAATAATATGCCATTATATATGCACCGCCTCAGCTCCATTTGCTGTAGCTTCTGCTATTTGTTCACCTATATGTGTTATAATTCCATCAAAATCAACATCTTTGGAAATATTATTTATATTTTCCATATTAATTTCAATTTTAGCAGTAGTATATTTATTTATTACTTCTTGTTCAGCAATATCTCTCATAAATTTTAAATCTTCGTCCATTATATCCATAGCTTCAGCTATTTTTTTAGTATTATCTGCTGTATCTTTAGTATTTTTAGCAGTATCATCAGTTCCTGCTAAATCCCCATAATTAGGAATAGTTCCTATTTCTGGTGTCGTATACGGAACATTATCTATTCCATTAAAAACACCTAAATTCTCAAATGGATTTGTTATTGTGTCATAAAGATTATATGCAAGTTGTCTAGCACCTAATTTATATTCTAAAGTATTTGCTCTATAAGTTATTTCACTTGTAGCAGATAAATTAGTACCAAATATTTCATTTACTGTAGATTTAACAGCATTAAAAGCACTAATCAACCCATTTATTTTTTCAATCATAAAATTAATAGCATTAGCAACAAATTCTGCTATTTCACCAAATACATTAGCCAGTGTATTTCTAAGACCATTACTTGCTATTTGCCACCCAATAAAAGCACCTACTACTGCCACAATTAAGCCTATTAATATAGGTATAGGATTTCTAGAAATTACTGCATTTAAAATTGCCATTGCTCCACTTGCTAACAAGCTTGCAACAGCCATTGCTCTTTGTGCTATACCTACAGCCACAGTCCTAGCATAAGCAATAGATAAACTAGCATTAGTTATAACAATAGCTGTATTATAGGCAAATGTATAAACAGCAGCTAATAACTGTAATCCATTATATACAACTAAATAAGCAATATATCCACCTAATGCAATACCAGCAGATGTCAACATACCTAACAAAATAGAAAATGTATATTCAATTACAACTCCTAAATTATTAAATCCATCTGTAAGTATATAAACTCCTGCTACTACTGCACCTATAGGTAAAAATATTGCACCCCACATTTCAGCAGCACTCACAGCAGTTAAAGTTTGTGCTATTCCAAGAGTACGAATAAGTTTTATTGCTGTAGGAATATATGCTATAAATTGCAATACATAACCGACTTTACTTATTGCACCTAAAATAGCAGTTTTAGCAGCTACACCAGCAAGGGCTATACCATATAATCCTACTGCACCAATAGCACCACCAAAACCAACAATTATAGTATCAATAGCAAATTTATTTTTATCGTAAAAAGCACTAATTTCATTGGATAACCATTTAACATTATTTATAAATCCATTAATAGCATTAGCACCAATAACCGCACCAGCTACTATATTATCTGCAAAACTTTTTATCAATGGGCTATTAGCTAATTTACTTATCTCAGTATATACAGGCTGAAAAGCATGACTAACTCTACTTTCAATGTTAGTCCATATATCTTGCCATTTTAAAGGAATAGTTTCAAATTGTTTATTTATTTCATCTGTTGCTCCTAAAATAGCATTTTTAATTATTTCTGCTGTTATTTCACCATCTGCACCTAATTGTTTTATTTCTCCCATAGATACACCCATATAATCAGCAATATATTTTTCTATTAATGGTGCAGCTTCAGCTATAGAACGTAATTCATCACCTTGCAATTTACCAGACCCAAGAGCTTGTGTTAATTGTAATAAAGCGTCTTTTTGTCTTTCAATATCTGTACCACCTATATTAAATAACTTCTGAATATTTTCCATAAAAGGTACTATAGTTCTTGGGTCAGGAAATGCTTCTTTAGCGGTCATTGCAATTTTAGATACACTATCTGCCATTACATCATAAGGACCTCTTGCTCTAAGTGCCGATTGATAAATTTGTTCATTCAAAGCTATTGCTTGCTCTTGTCCACCAGCAACTAAGTTTAATCTCGCCATAATACCTGAATATGCGTCAGAAGCTTTGATTAATTTGCTAGGGATTGAAGCTATTTCTTCTATCGCATTAAATATCATATCACCAAAAATACTTCCAATTATAAAAGAACCTGTTAAGCTATCTTTTAAACTTTCAATACTTTCTTTTAATGAAGAAACATTTCTTTCAGCTTGTATAGTATCTATATTAACTTTTAAATATTTACCATCAGCACCATGCCAACGTCCCAACTTATCTTGATATGCTCCTAATGCTTCTAATTGTCCTATAGTATAAGGAATAGTTTTATTTATTCCTGCTATATTATTTTTTATACCATTAGCCATATTTTCCATACTTTGTTCAGCTTTTAAAGTGCTATTCGCCATTTGTTCTTCTGCTAGATAAAGATTATTTACTGCTTGTGTAGCTTTATTAATAGGATTAGATATACCATCTCTCATTTTTATAAATTGTTCTAGAGTAGAAGTAGACAAAATATCATCTCCTTTTATTTTTAGCTTTCTTAGCTTCTTCTTCATCTCGTTTCATTTTGATAGAAATTGCAGCAAAAATAAAAGCCTGTTCTTCCTCAGACAGGCTCAATATTTCGCTGGGCAATTTATGCAATTTGTGTAGGCAATAATACATTATATTAGAATAAATATCATTGCCGTTTATAAGTTTTTTGCTCTTTTAATTTTCGCTTCCATTCCAGACTCAAAACCATTTGCTTCATTAACTGCAAGTATTAAGTCGTTATACTCTCCAGGAATGAGCATTTTTTTTGCTAAATCTATTGCACCTATAGCACCATAGCTATTTTGTAATTCTGCATTATTTAAATTTGGATAAATAACAGTATTTTCTATCATTAAATCTGCTAATTTAGCTGAATCTGTTTCAATATATGATTGTTGTGTTTTAGGATTAGTTACACGTTTTTTACATTGTGCTTTCAATTTACTTAACTCTGTTGCAGTTAAAATTTTAATTTTCCATGGTATAGGATTACCTTTTTCATCAATAAAACGTTCAGACGCTATATAATCAACTTCTTTATATTTAATAGCACTTTCAGCCATAAAAGCTTTTAAATTATCACTCATTTATATCTCTCCTTATTTCATTCCATCAATGTCTTTAAATTTTTCAGGCATTTCAAATCCTTCAAAAGTAAAATCTACATCTTGCTCAAGCCAATCACCATCAGCATCAAAACCAGCTATTGTTGCACCATCTAAGTTACAATCTTTTAAAATAACAGTTTGACTACCTACTGAACTTGTTGGGTCATAATTTTTAATAATAATATCAAAATAAAAATCTTGCCCTGTATCTTGATATTGTTTAACAAGCTCATTAAAACGAGAAGTATTATTATAAATAGTCATAGAACCTGTATAATTAACATTTGTTGTTCTATGTCCTACTGCTGTTCGTCCAAGAATAGGTACTTCTACCTTATTTTTTTCAGCTTTTGCTTCTAAATTTTTAGCTTGCATAAGCAAAAATCTTTCTCCATTTAAATTATTTATAACACAAGACGCTAATTTTGCAGATACAACATCCTTAGCATGCATTGTTCTATTCGTATCCATTAATAATCACCAACTTTCTAAGCTACAATAATATTCATATAAAGTTTTTCCATACACATTGCAGGTTGTATAGCATATTCACTTAAAACAGTTTCTTTTGATTGTCCCATTGTAGGGATTGGCACATCTTCTGCCTTAAAATTAGTAATTGCTCTTATTCGTTGCATTTCCTTTTCATATGCTACAATATCGCCCCAAAGAGCCATACGACCTTCATCATCATTTGGCTCTTTTCCTAAATATGTTTTATTAAATAATCTAGCTATATCAAGGGCATGTTGGTCTAATACACGAATAACCTGATTACTAGAAAAATCTTCATTTTTTTCTTTACTAAAAGAAGTAAATGTATTTATATCTCTAAGAATGTTTATATCTCCAACTATATCACCATCAACATTATCTGCTACACGGTGAAATATAAGCATACCATTTGTAATAGCTTTTTCTAATTCTGTTTGTTTATAATTTGTATTTATAGTATATTCACCATCATATGTTTTATTTGTACAACTTGCATTTACAGCACAAGAAGCTTCTGCACCTGTTACCCAGTAAACTAAATTTGCAGGACTTTCACCTTTATCTATGACAGAATTTTGAATACTAATAACACCTTCATAATCAGCATTTTCATATCCATAAACTACACATTGAAATTTTGCTCCTACTTCATCACGCAAACGCTTAGTAAATTGTATCATTAAATCTTGAATAGTTTCATCTGTAGAAGCACAACCTAAAATATTAAAATAATATGGTTCAATTTTTTCTAAGAAATCTTGGTATTGCAAACCAGATATTTCACCACCATTACTACCACCTTCAAGCGGTGTACCAGATGTAATAGATTCAGATAATAAGCCTGTACGCTTAAATACTACATAATCATTATCTGTAATTTCTGCCCATGTAGAAATTGTTTGTTTATCTATCATAGTAAATGTAGTATCTTTTTGTGCTATAGCTGCACTGCCAATTTGTGCCATTCCTATCATAGAATTATTAATATCTTTATATTCGTTCAAATAAGTGATTACATCATATTTTGTTTCATCATCAATATTAGGCTGAATTGCAATAGTAAAGTTATTGCCTCTAACGCCACCATATTTAGCAGTTGCTAAATTATTACTAGCTTTAATTGCTCCATTATTAATTCTATAAAAATAACCTGTTTTAAGATTTTTAAATAAATCTCTCAAAGGCTTCATTTTTTCATGACTGTAATCATAACCAAAATAAAGCATGGAATTTTTTTGAAAATCAGCATTTTCTACTGTAAATACTTCACCTTCAATACCCCAATCTAAATCTAAAGGCATTGCAGCATATCCACGGTCTGCCATATTTACACTAGCACGTACTTTACTAACAAAATTAATATAAGTACCTGGTAATTTTTTATTTTGTGTAAGCCAAGTGCCGCCACCTAAAGCCATAGTTTATTCCTCCTAATTTTTTTCTTCCTTTATTGGAGTAGATAAAAATTTATCTAATTCTTGTTTTATTTCTTCATGTGTATAATTTTTATTATTAGATAAAATAACCGCTAGTATATCTTTATACTGACGATATTTTTTAGATTGCAAAATCTGCGTTTTAGTATACATTTATTTCACCTTTTGTTTTTGAATTAATTTTTGCATTAATGGACCTCGTTGTATTGGTCTTATTACAAAGAAATCATAATGTATTTGTAAATGTAAAATATTATCTACTATATTAGCTTCCATATTTGTACCACGAATTAAATCTTTTCCCATGTAAATATACTCCAATATAGAATAAAGTCTATCTAAGATAGCATTTATTTCTTGTTGTGGTTCTAGTTCACTTTTAGGAAAATATCGTATTATAAATATATTTTTTCTAAGATAACGATTGGCACATATAAGATTAAAATTACTATCTAGTAACCTTACATAAAAAGAAGGCTCTTCAAATCCTTGTGGAATATCATTTATATAGTAAGTGTAATTCTTGCCAAACTCATTATTCAAAGCTTTTATTATACCTTTTATAATATCTTGCCCATTTACATCAACCATATAAGTGTCTCCTTAAAAACTCATAAAATCTTTGCTGTACATAAGCATATCCTTCTTGTTCAACTAATTCAGCAGATAACTTCATCATGTGATGACCTTCTACAAAATTTGCTTTTAATCTTTTACCAAGAATAGGCACATATCTACCCACTTTTTGTCTATGTCCATTTTCAACATAAGCTGCATATTCCATAGGATTAAATATAGAAGCTATATAATAATCTCTATGTTTAATAGCTTTTACTATATACCAAGACTTACGAAGCGAGCCACCTTGAGAGATTTTTTTTAATTTAGGTTTTCCTTTATTTTTACCTCGTTTAATTTTACCTACTACTTCAAATGTTCCTTTTCCTACAGGTGTACGTTTTTTTACTTCAGCTAAAAACATAGCTGCTAAATCATTAGCCATTTGTTGCATAAATAAATCTTTATGTTCATTTAATGCTTCTAAATTAGCTTCAAATTGTTTTAACTTTTTAAAATTCTTTTTCATCATGCAAAATCATTATATAACTCAAGATTTATTTCTTGGTGTGTTTTATAAATAGCAGGTTTACCACTACAAACATAATCTGTAGTTAACCCTTGTCTACATATGGATACATAAGAACCAGCTTTTATCAGTATATCGGAAGGTAAAAATAATTTAATACTTTGTGTAAGTTTAGCTTGCTCATCATCTGTTGTACTAGGAAAATTAGAAAAAGACATTCTACAAGAAACATTTTCAAGATAAATTTTTTTTACTTGTCTAGTAATACCTGTATTAATATCATTTATTTTTTCATAAGTATAAATATTACAAGTATCTTCATATAATTTCTCTATAGCTATTTTAGCTTTTAGCCTAGATTTATCTAATATACTCATTTTGATAATCTCCTATATTTTCTTAATTGAAATATATAATTTTTTAATACGGAGTTAGCAAACACAATATTATTAGAACTGTTGCTGAAATTAACAGTTATATCTCCCTCTTTTATACTTGTTATATCACCACTAGAACCTTCTTCATTACCAATATTCTCATTTCTGTAAATATCCATAGCCATTCTATAAGCAGTATTTACTAATCCTTCAGGTAATTCACAAATATTACAGTAATTTAGTATTGTTTCTTCAACATCATCTAAAATAAATTGAAGGACTGTATCCTTTTCATCAGATACAGTCCCTAATAAATTTTTAAGTTTAGTTACTTCTAGCATAATATCATCCTACTTTATGCTTAAATGCTACCATACGAATTTGTTTTTTATCATACACTCGTTCCCAATTTGTAGAATTTTCAAGCTCTACAAAAGTAGGGCTTTCTACATTAGTTCTTACTTTATTAGTCCATTTAATTCCACGTGGATGCATGATAAAACATTGACGATTAATAAGATAATCAATACCTGAACCCATTAATTTTTCTCGGTCAGTTTCAGTAGCAACAAAACCTTCTGGACTACCATTACCTAATGCAATAGCACCTTGTCCAAAAAGATAAGTTGTATATACGCCTTCATTTACTGGGCAACCATCATCAACAATTACTCTACGGTCTTGATATGTTTCAAACTCTACAGAATTGCTATCTCTTTCTGTAGAAATAAGATTTTGCTGTTTTAAATAAGATTTTGTTTTAGAATGCATAATTACGCCTGTAAGTTGGTCTTGTGCATCTCCTAAAAGTTGAAGGGCTTCAATAAAAGCAGAAGCAGAAATATTAGCAGCTTTTCCACTTGACGTAGATACATCATATACATGTTCTGCTTTCATTTTTTCAGACGAAAAAACGCCTTTAAGAATACGAAGTAATACTTTTTGTCGTTGACGTTCCCAGTATTTAGCAACAAGTGTTGCAATAGCTTCCATAGGGTCTTTTCCTGCAAGCTGTGCAGATAAATCTGTAGCAGCCCAAGCTTTAGCAAGACGAATAGTAGTAGATATATCTTGATTAGATGTAATTTTAGCAGGTGTTAATTTAGTTCCTTCAATTACAATTTCAGCATCTCCTGTCAAATCTTCAAAAAATGGCATATGATGAATTGGTGCTGGTTCACTTGCTAAACGGTCAAATTCTGCATTATTACTAACAATTCCACTTTGGTAAAGTGCAGATAATTCCATAGAACGATTAATCACATATGGATTAAATAGCTCTGGTACAATAATATCTTGTAAAGTTGTTGCCATTAGTTAATACCTCCAATATTTACTCCAGCAGCTTGAGCCAATGCTCTAGCTTGTTGTGGATTTTCTCTAAATAATTTACCTTGTTCAGTAAGATTAAAATGTTCTTTACTAAATGGATTATTTATAGGATTACCACCTACTTTAGGCTCATAACTTTGTTTATCATTTTTAAATAAAAAAGGCTTAGATTGTTTCAATGGATTAATCTGTTCATCTAAGCCTGTTACTGTACCATCATCAGATACAATTAATTTAGTTTTATCAATTAAACTTGCTACAATATCAACATCTTGTGCTGTGTTAGTTAATTTTAATTTTACTGCACTATCAATACGTAAATTTTTTAAATCTTGCTCGTATTTAGTTTTAGAAGATTTATTTTCTTCTTGTAACTGTTGAATAGTACTTTCTAATTTTTCTTTATCTCCAGCTGTTTTCTTCAATGTTTCAAGCTGTTTATCACGTTCTTTAATCTGCATTTCAAGATTAGATTTAGCTGTAATAGTTTCATCAAATTTTGCTTTTTCTACATAATTATCTTTTAAAAATTTCTTTAAACCTTCTGTTGCTTTCTTTTTTGCTTCATCTGCAAGATTTAAAGAAGCAATATATTCTTCAATAGTCATCTTATCTTCTCCTTATCAACCTGCTGTATAAGTACCTGTAATAGAAGCTGTACTTTCATCATCTAAATGTGCAGTACCAGAAATGCTTGTACCTGTAATATTTAATTCAATTGATGTAATTTTTGCACCAGTATCACCTTTTGCTCCAGCTACTCCTTGCTCACCAGTATCTCCTTTTGGTCCTTGTTGTCCGACATCCCCTTTTTCTCCTTTTTCACCTTTAAGAGAATTTAAAAAATCATCTTCTGTCTTATCAGAATTACCTTCTTGTGATTTCCAAAGTTCATAAGCAGATTGACCATTTTCTCCTTGTGGTCCTGGAGTCATTGCTCTATTATTAGCATCTTCAATTCCTTTTTCCATATTATTCATTAAATCTTTTGTAATAAGTTCTCCCTCTGTCCAGTCATGTTTACTATACATAATATTATTCTTCCTTTCCTATTATACATTGTCCTATTTTTCCAGTTCCAATAACCGCAACTTTCGTTTCGGCTGTATAAATGCGGTTATTTTTTACACAGTCTTGAATAATCCTAATAATCTCATACTCATTTAAATCAGCTACCGCACTAAACGGGAAATCTTGTTTAAATAAATTAAGATATTCCATAATCCATTTATACATCTTCCTCACCACCTTTCTAAGTCCAAAAACCACCATTATATAAAATTACATTCCAAATAATAACCCAGAATACTTTCCAAAAAAACTTAGTTTTACAGTTTTTCCATGACAATATATACTACCAACAATCTGCGTTGTAAATAAAATTATTGCCAATATGTGCCAAATATCCATTTACTCATCTCCTTAAAATTGGGTATAAAAAAACCACCTACAACTTTGTAAGTGGTTTATAAACTATATTTTATTAAACTAATAAGATGTTCTTTGGCAGGCGTGTGGATACCACGAAATTGTCCACCTCAAAGAACCTCTATCATAACTATATTATTTTAAAGTAGTATCATCATCTGCTTGTATAAAATAGGGGCAAGCTTCCTGTCCTAATTTATATTTATCTGGAATACTATCCAGAATTTTATTTTTAAATGTTGCTGGATAAAATTTACAAGCAAGTGAGTCAATATTATTTAAACAAAGTGTACATTGATGTATACATGGAACTTCTATTTCTTTATTACCAAATATATTTTTTAAAATAATAGTTGTTTCTTTAGCCATTAAAGTCACCTTCAAATAATATTAGTTTCGACCTATTTAAAATAATAGTATGTGGTAAATCATCATTGCGTCTTTCTGCACGAATGGCATCATATCCAAGTTCCACTAATAAAACACTTGCACTTCTTTTATTGTGTAACAGCTCTGAACCTATTTTATCCCATGCTTTAATATACGGAATAAGCTCTTTAGCAGACAGTTTATCAAGATTTTTTATATAATCTTTTGTTAATCCAAAAAGTTCAGGATTTGTTTTAACATATTCTTTTGCAATATGAGTAAATGCGTTTGCTCCAGAAAAAGCTCTTTCTTTAGGTATAATAAATATTTTAGCGGATTTATCTAAAGTTAGAATTTCTATTTTATTGAAACTTCTATTTTTTAATGAATGTTCATTAATATAATAACGCATTATACTATCAACATCTTTTAATCTAGTACCTTTAGTATAATCAGATGAACAATACATACCCTGTCCAAATTGAGAGCCACCTACATGACAATCGATATACCATTTACCATATCGTAAATCATTTGCATATTCATCAAGCTGTTCTTGAGTCTTTGCAGTATAAACTCGTTTACCAATGAAATGGTCGTCATCAACTAACTTTAAAAATTCTTCTTTATCATTAACTAATCGTGGCAATCCATCAAATCCTTGATAATTTACGATGTCGTCAATTTCACTTGCAAATAAATCTGGTCTACGTTTCCATTGACCTGCAATATTTTTACCATTAACTATTTTATGTTCTGTCTTAATTGTACCATTTTTATTATCATCTTGCCATTGTTTATATGTTTTGGTTTTATCAACAAAAACTTCTTTCCAGTCATTATATTTCATATTGCCGTCAATATAATATGTTTTGCCTTCATCGTTTCTAGCAACTCTTTTACTTCCTTTTAATTTTGGAGTGTGAGGAATAATACAGCTTCTGCACCAACAATGAAAAGGAGGAGCTGTTATACCTGTTTTAAAATCAGACATATTGAACATTTTTCCGTCTAAATGTCGGCATATATCTGAGGTTCTACGGTCTAGTGTAGCTAATATTTCATATTGCTTAACGCCTAAATTATTCAGACTGTCAAACTCACCTATGGTAGCAAAATATGCTGTTTCGGTTGCAATCAATCGTCCTGCCTGACTTAAAGACACATTCATTTTTTTAGCAAATTCCTTAACAACTTTATCTTGCGGTATCCCTCTTATTAAAGATTGTACTAATGTATTTTGTAAGGTATTAATTAGTTTATTTTTATCTTTCCATATACGGTCAGAAAAATTTAATTCATCAACTGCCCATGGTTTAGCAAGAATTTTTTCAAGAGTTTTTGTATCAATTTTAGTTATTTCAAAACCCATATTAAAACCTGCTTGTAATTCATAAGCTGTTTTATAATAGGTATTTTGATATGTGTCTTGCATAGCTTCATACATTCCATCTAAATAATTGCCATATAGATATTCTAAATGTTCTTGTATTTGTAATTTAATTGCTTCAAGTCTTGATATATGAAATTTAGCTGAAGCATTTTCTAGCTGTTTAGTCCAATCATTGGCGATACCATTTTCTTTAGCTCGTTTAATATATTGTTTTAAGGTCCATTTAAATTCTTCAAGTTCATTATTTTTTAAAAGCATTTTAGCTGCTCTTAAACTTACATCATTATTAATTTTTAAACGCATATACCATTTGGTAATATCTTTTTCAATATTAGATATTGCTTCCATATACATATCTTTTATACGTTCTAAAAATTCATCTTCTTGGCTTAACTGTGCTTCGTATAACTGTTCAAATCTTATTTTCCAATACTCATCATTAAGTATTGCCATTATCTTCACCACCGCTAAAAGCCTTACTATAAATATCTTCTAGTTCTTGCTTTTTCTTTTGCTCATCTTCTAGTTGTTTTTGCTCATCTTCTGCATTTTCAACAAATGGATGATTTTTTAGAATAGTTTTATTGGATACTACTCCAACAGATTTACTACACATATCTACAAGTTCAGCATCATTTTTAATACTTGTCCTTGTCCAAGTTTGAATAATTTGTTTAGGTTCAAATCCTTTATATTTACAGATAGCACGTATAAGTTCACCAAACCCAAGCCTAAATTCAGTTTCTAATAAACCAGCCTTTAAATCTAATAAAGAATATAAAAACTTCATAGCTTCACCACTGGTATTATCAAATGATTGCTGTTGTGGGTCCACTCCTTGTCCCATACTAAAAATAGCTTTTCTTGTTATTTCTAATAACTCTTTCCTTGCTTCAACTGGTATTTCAATTGTTAATGTAGATACTCCACTTTTGTCAGAAGCGTCATCACTTTCTGTTTTAATAGCTTTATAATATTTTAGGTCATTTAGAAATTCGTTTAAATCTTGTCCTCCATAATTATTAAGTATAAAAATAACTTCTTGGATATCTTCTAAATCATCTACAAATCCACTATATGTTTTATCATAAACATCAATAAGTGATTTTATCTTATTAAAATCATTAGTTAATGTATTATTATTGGGAAATTCAATAAAAGGTATTTGTTCAAAATTATGATTATAAATATTTGTTGGCTGTCCGTTTATACCCGAAGTAGTAAAAATATTATATGGTTCAAATACCTCTCCACGTTGTCTATAAGTAGCACATTTCGTATTATTCCATAGCTCACAAATATCCCATTCTTTCCCTTCATCATCAATAGATTTATATGTTCTAAGTACAGCCTGTAGCTCTTTTTCCAATCTCGTACTATATACTGGATAAATTTGCATAGAAGGAATAACTGCCCAACGAAAACCTTTTACATTATCAATCCAATAATGTAGCCAACCAACACCACTATTACTTGCTTCTACACATAAATCTTTAGCTTTTTTAGCATAAGCATCTCCTAGAACATTTGCTATATGCTCATTCATAATATCATCTTTAACATCAAATAGCGGTGGAGCTGTAAAAAGATAACTTGCTTTTTGATTTACCAATAACTGATGAAAATTAAAAGCTATTTTATTATCTGCACATCGTAAAGGATTAGGTTTTCCTCCCTGCAATTTTTCCTTTGGTTCTCTATGCAATATATCGTTATCTCCTAGATAATATCTTTGTGCTATTAGTGCATTTCTTACAAATACCGAGTGATAAGATAAATATTTATTTATTAAATTTCTAGCTTGCTCTAAATTCAAATTAAATTACCTCACTTAAATATACTCATGCCACCTTTAGATAAATCTTCTGCTATGCCTGTAGTAGAATCTGGTGCGTCATCGTGTTTATTTTTACCTTCACGTTGATATTTAGTCATTGCCTCATAATAGTCTGACCATCTATTTTGCCAACCAACAGGAAAATAGATATGTTCCATAACCCAAGTAGCATTAGATAAAATACGAGCTTGTTTGTTTTTGGATTGGTGAAACCATTTTATTACACATTTATTAGTTCCTAATTTTTCTAATAAAATACGTCGTACACTTCTCGCAAATCCACGTCCACCATTGTTACTTTCAAATTTAGCTTTATTTACTCCATTTATATATAAAGCATGAGCTACAGTATTTTCTGTAACTTCCATTGATGCTTTAGTATATATAACATCTAATACATATGCTTCATTTTGAAAAGTAGCTCCATAGATAATGCAACATAAATAATCGTCGCCTTCATCTGCTGTATCTATATAAGCCCTAACTTGTTTAAATGTAGGTAAATCACCAGTATAAGTTTTAAAATTACTATATAATTTGCCTTTTAAATCTATTGGTTCTTGCTGATAATTTGCAGACCAAATATCCAACCCCATAGCTTTTTTCTTATCTTCACAAGATTTAGCAGATAATATCTCATCACATAGCATAGAATTATCATCACAAACTGCTTTAAATTTTATATGTTCTACTTCATCACAAGAATAATGTTCTAAGGCTCTACCAGCTAAATCATCACTAGCCCAACGAGTCATTATTATTATTATCTTTCCACCTTCTTCAAGACGAGAAAGCATTGTATTTGTAAACCATTCCCAATGCTTTTCCTTTACACTTTCATTATTGGCTTCTTCTGCATTTTTAATAAGGTCATCAATTATTAAAAGGTCGCAACCAAAACCTGTAGCTGTACCTGTAGGACTTGTAGCAAGGTAATTATTATAACCACCTTCTAAGCTCCATAAATTCATAGCACCATCACCACGTTTTATATATGTAAAAGGAAATACATCATGAAATACTGGTTTATATATATCTGCTTTAGCTTCTTGTATATCATTTCTCACATTTTTAGAGAACATAGTTGATAAAGTTTCATTATAACTTCCAGTCATTATTTTTTTTGTACGGTCTTTACCTAATATCCATTCCACAAATAATCCTGCTGTACGACTTTTACCATGTCTAGGAGGAACATTTAAGATTAATACTTTCTTATCTGATGTAATAAAATTTTGAAGCGTATTACAAATATCAACTAAAAAAGCTCTATCTAATTTATAAAATTCTGGAGCTTTTAATTGGGCATAAAAAAAGAACTCACGTCTTGCAAGTTCTATCTTTGCACCTAGTCTAGCTAAGTTTCTATTCATTTTATTAACCTCAATAATTCATCTCTAGTAAGATTTTCAAATGGATTTTCAGTTATAGTATTTATATTTTGTGTTATTTCTTGTACTTGGTTTTCTGTAGCTTCACCTCTACTTAAACGCTCTATTTTAACCGCAGTATCAAACAAACGAATAATTTCACTTGCATTTAGTTTAGATACATCTATTTTCTTTAACGCTTCTACTGCCTTTGCTTGCATAGACATTGCAATAGCAATATGACGTTTAGCCATCTTCTTACGTTCTTTTACAGCGGTTTTATATTCTATCTCCTGGAGTGATTTATCCCATGCTATACAACGTTCTTGCCAATTATATTTTTGCTTCCAATTGACAAGTAATTGTCTACTTTTTGACAACCTTTTAGCAAGCGAAGTTACATTTCTATCTTCCATTTCTAAATAGGCTTTAAATGCAGAAAAAGCCTTTTCGGTTTCACCATCTTGTCTTTCCCATGGTCTTAAATTTTCATTGCTCATCACTCTCCCTCCAAATAAAAAAGGTAGGTTTCTAAACCTACCTATCTAATAAAACCTGCAAATGTTATTTTTTTTGGTTTCATATTGTATTTCTTAGCAATTTCCATGCTCCTATTATTAAATAATTTTAATGTCCATAATTATACTTCCTTTCTTATTTTTAGGCATAAAAAAAGCACCTATTTAGGTGCTTTAAATATATTTATATGTTATAATATTTTTCGTTGCTCTGACCCAATCTGGCAACAGAGAGGGGGTGCTCACCATGAGTCTGACAGATTTCGTTTTGCTTGTTATGGTAAATGTAGTATCTTGCTATATTTGCAAATGGATAGACAAGCATTTTTTTGAGTAACTATCCTACCGCTCTAGCATTAGCGTAATAATGTTAAAAAGCCTTAGGAACTGACCCTTCCTAAGGCTTTTGTGCGTCATCATGAATCTGACTTCGTCTATATTTAGTATAGCATATTACATAGATTTTGCAACATTCTAATATAAATTATAAAAATACATATAAATATTAAAATATATGGGTATATACAAATATTTATACAAAATAAACTTATAAAATATAAAACCGCTGGTATTTTTACCAACGGTTTATCTTTTTTGTTTGCAATTATAATATACCATAAACCTAAAACCATTATCAACCATTATTAACCACGATTGACCACGATTAACCATTATTGACCACACTCTTTTTACTTAATGCTCTTTCTACAACTTCCAAAGCCCTAGGGTGCATAGTCTGAACTATATAATTATATGAGTAGTTAAGCATACTATATATTTCATCAAAAGATTTAAAGTTCAAATATCTTAATATGAGCAAACGTCTAAGAATTTCATCTTCTGGTTTAAAATTCAAGCTTAATATAAAATTGCTTATTTCAAATTGTTTGCTTTGATACTCTTGTTTCATTGCTTCAATTTTTTCTTCTTGTTCTATTAGTTTTGCTACATATCCACTAACATCATTATTTATACCACTATGACCGATATTTTCTTTATAAGAAGTTGTCATCTTGCTTGGTGAGGCTTGTAATTGTTCTAAAATATAATTACATTGAATAATTTTTTCATTAGCTGTAAAAGCCTGTTGCAAATACTCTTTAGCTTTGTTAACTTTTATTCTGCTTATCTTTCTCATAAATAATACCTCCATCTATATAAACACTAAAAGGATAGCCTTATTTTAGCTATCCTAATTAGTGAATTTATCCTATTAAAAATATTGCAGCTACTATTAAAGTAAACACAATGCCTGTAATTCCTAATATAGTAATGTCTTTTTCATAAAATTCATGTTCTGTTCGCAATGGTATTTTAACCATTTTAGGCTCTTTATTATTCATACTTTCCTACTTTCATTACCTTTTTGTGGTCTGTTTCCATATCCCAGAAATCAATTCTTAACATCTTTATATTAAAATGCTTCAATAAAAAATCATTGCCACGTTTAAAGACTTTCCTACAAATGGATTTAAAAAACTTTCTACGGTCCATTTTCTCAACAGCTCTTTTATATGTTGTATCTGCATATTGTCCATCATTTGTAAGAGGATTTATCCCTTCCTTTCTCATTCACTCACCAGCCTTTATATTTTTTACTACCTTTTTAGAAAATTCTTTTGCAAATTTATGTTTTAATGTACAGTTATTTTTATTACATGGTTTCTTATTAATCCAACACATAAAACCTATATCAGCTTCATAATATCGTTGGTTACACTGCATATTACTCACCTTCTATTCTTTCTGAAAACCTTATCAAAAGTGCAGCAGTCTGATATATTTCAGTTTGTATATTTTCCTTACCTCCTAATTTTATTTTAGTTTTATTAAGTAAATACGTTTCATTAACAGCTTGGGCTATCTCACCTACTTCTTCTTGAATAAGCCCGAGCCATTGATGAGGTGTTAGTTCGCTTTCATTACCCCACTGTTTTTTTTATTAATAACCTCTTTCATTATTTTATTTCTTATCTTTATTATATTGTCTTTACTGTAATTATCTTCTCGCCCTAGTAAATCATCTGTAGATACTTGTAGTAAGTCGGCTATCTTGCAAAGCATTTCATATTTTGGCTCACGACCTCTGACTTCATACCCTACATAAGTATTAGGCGGAATTCCTAGAGTATTAGCAAACTCTTTGGCGGATTTATAACCCGCTTTTTCTCTATAATATTTTAGATTTTCTTGAAAGCTCATACCTATTCTCTCTTTTCAATTTCTTCAACCAATTCTGGATTGTCGTACTTATTGCCTCCTACATAAAACTCGGTAATACTATCTTCAAATGGTTCATTCAAAGTAGTGCTATTTAATACAAAACCCCGACGTTCATTATCAAAATCAACCAAGGCTAAATATTCGTCATCCACGTTCAAAATATCACCCTCATACACATCATGTCCATAAGGGTCTGTAGTTACATACTGACCTAACGTATATAAGTGTATTTTCTTAGAACGATATTGACCTTTTGGTAATATTAGATGCGTATCACCTTTTTGAATGTATGAACCATATACCCATGTATTATTCTTTTTTTCTTTAGCTCTAAACAATATCTTATCCATGCTTTCATACCTCTATAAAATTAATATTAGGATACATATCCAGGAGCATTTTCTTTTTTATTTTGTACGCTTCTGTTTTTACACCTTTAACATCAATTATTTCTCTATGTCCATCAGCATACTCAACTTCAAAATCAGCTACATAACGTATACCTTTTGTACGCTCCCCATTTTCTAATGTAAATCCTCTTAAAATCAAAAATTCCGGCTGTAACTTTATCCAATTTATTTCTCCATTAATACGTTTAGCTTTTAATTTTAAATAGTATTCTGCTTCTTTCTTACTATCAAATTTTAAATTGCCTATTATTGTTTTTTTTGCATTATATTTTGGTCTATTTTGCATTATTTTTAACTCCATAAATATTTAATATTTCTGTTATATGTTTTGTTGCTTTTTCCTTAGTTTTAAAACAATTACCTGTTATAAAAAAAGCATAATCCGTTGTTGTTTCGTCCCATTTATCTTCTATAACATCACCTGAAATACCAACATAATAATATATTTCCTGTTCTTTTGGTTTCCAATAAATTTTTTTCTTTACAGTATTTTCAACTTCTTTTTTTATCCTATTAAATTCTTTTTCTATTTCCTTATACTTTTTTCTACTTTCCAACAATACTTTACGTTCACCTTTATCTAAAGTATAAGTTGTAGCATATATCTTATATTCATCTTTTAAAAAGAATGGATTAGGTTCTAATATTTCTAAAGAAACAATATCTTCTTTTTTTATTATTCCAGCATTTCCACTTATAAACTCACTCATTTTTTATTCTTCTTTCTTAATTTTATGGTTATTTCTCTGTGGTATTTCAATGCTTCTGTTTTAGAATAATGTCTTTTTGTTAAATTATTCTCTATGCAGTGCCTTTCTCTATTTTCATCATAGTACATTAACATTGTTTCGTATTTATAACCAAAATACCAACAAGGCAATTTAACTGTAGACAAGCAATACCATCTATTATTTATTCTTATATCCGTTTTTATATCTATATTTACTAGCTTATCAGCTTTAATTTTATTTCTTATTCGAGTACGTCTTTTAGCATAAAAATCATCAATATTTATCATTTTTATTCCTTTCTATTAACCGACTATTAACCGACTTTCTCGATTTTAATGATTACTTTATATTTATTAACCCTTACCAGTTTATTTTTATTCTGGTCTATTTCTGCAACATAAAAGTATTCCAAATCCTTTTTCATAGTTAGCTCACAAGAATTATGCGTATCTTCCAATAAATCTTTTATATTAGAGTATGTTTCATAATTCTGGTATATTTCAGTTAAATCTACGCCTTTATGCCATTTATTTATATCTTCCTGTCTTTCGGTATATACATATAATTTTTTATTTATTGGTTCGTTCAAACTTTTAAAATCAATATTACTTTCAAATTCCCAACAAGGAGCAATAATTCCATATTTACCAGCACCCATCTTACAACTTCGACAAGGATAATCTAGATTTTGAAGTGCGTTTTTATGTTTACATAAATCACAACAAGATATTTTTCCATTCATATTTTTTCACTCCTAATTTGTTGATATCATGAAATAATCAAACCCGCCTGTAATTTTCCCACCATGTGATTTAACTATTTTAGGTTCGTTTATATCTTCTTTAATCTCACCTATAGATTTAAGATAATCAGCATATTTATATAGTCCTTCTAAGTTGTTAGTATCATAAAAACTTGCTACTAAACCATATTTATTTTTTAATCCTGTTTCTGCCATTAAACGATTAATGTCATTTCTACGTTTTTCCCTCTTAGCTTTATTTTCCACTTCTATTCTTTTCTGCTCTGCTTCTATTTTTCTTTTAGGTTCAGGGTTCCAATACTCTTTATGCTCTTGATAAAATGCTTTGCTATAACATTCTTTACAGCAAAATCTTTTGTTTTTATAATTACTTTCAAACTCTTTTCTACATTCAGGATTTGCACATATCTTTTTCATAATCACACCGCCTGTGCTAATCTTATACGATAATTTTCTGCACCTTTCATTCCAACAGGTTTTGTCATTTCTGCAATTCTACTCATTATTCGTTCTCCAAATAATTCAAATAGTTCTTGCATATTGTAATTAGTTGTTATTATCGTTGTAAGATTATTTTCATATCTAGTGTTTATTAACAAAAATAAATTTTCACGTTCCCAACTACCCACCATTTTTAAATTTCCGTTGCTATCTCTATCTTTTTCTGCTCCAAAATCATCAAGAATTAATACATCAACTTGTTTAGCTTTATTTACTAATTCCGTTGCTATTAAAGCTTTTTCTTTGTCATTAAAGCCTTGTTTTATACAATCAAATAAATTTGCTGTAACAATCATCATGCTTGGTATATTTTGTTTTAATAAATTATCTAATATAGCTGCTGCAAGATGTGTTTTACCACACCCATATCTACCGTGTAACCTCAATCCCCTACATTTAGGAATATAATTCGTACAGAAATCTAAACAATCATTATAAGCATTCTCTGTTGCTGGCAATATTTTAAAATTATTAAAGGTCTTACCTTCAAAAAGTTTCCCCACATTGCTTTGCTCCATAAGCCTATTTATTTTTTCTTGCTGTTTATAATTTTTCCAGCGTTCACAATTACTGTAGCTTATAAAATATTTACCAGCTTGTTCATCTACTTTTACATAAAAACAATTTTTGCAATCAATACCATGCTTATTACAAATCTTACATTTTTCTTGTCTATACATAGCATCAACTAATGTCATTTCATTTTTAGAAAACTCACATGGTATATATTTTATTCCTAGTTCTTTACATACCAATTTCCCATCAATCAAGCTCTGCCCAATTGATATCTGTTCCTGTCTTTCTTTGAGCCTGCGTTGCAGTTCTTGATAGGTTGCTAGATTGTAATTGTCCATTAGATTCACCACCTGCTATTTTCAAATTTGCCCAACCTCTTAATATTCCACCTACATACTTAACAAAGTATATTCCTTGCAATTTTCTAGAGCTTTGCAATGCCTTTTTTAAAGCTTGTATAGTTTGTTCTGCTCCATAAACTTGTGCATACTCTCTAAGACAGGCTATTTCATTAGCTCCTGGTGTTCCTCCTAGATTAGAGCAGATTCGATTTTGATAGAAAATAAGTACTTGACTTTCTGCTGGAGAAATGTTATCATCACGCGCGTTATTATATATATATATATTATTCTCTATATCTCTATTACTCTTATTAGGGTTTTGTTTTAGGTTTGGTATTGGGTTTGTATTTAGGTTTTGAGTTAGGTTTGATTTTAGGTTTGTATTTTCTGTTATGAGGTCGTAAGAGTTCGCATTATTATTGAGTTCTTGGGTTTCATTTAGGTTTTGTTTTAGGTTTGTATTTGGGTTTGGTTTTGGGTTTTGAATTAGGTTTTGATTTAGGTTTGGTGTTACATTTTCAACATAATTTTTTATTAGAGCATATGTTGAGCTTTTACCTCGTGTCTTACTAGGAACATATTTGATTAATCCTGCTTCAATCAATTTTTTTCGGCTATCATTTAACTGACTATAATTTTTTAATTTAGCTTCTATCATCAATGTATTATTATCTATATTAAATTCTTTAGGTCGTCTAAGATAATTCCATTTGTCCCATAATACCCAATATAAAACCTGCGTATCATTATTTAATTTCTTTGCATAATTAGAACGAAAAGAAATTATTAAAGATAAAGGTTTTAATTCCATATTTTTTACCTCGTGGATAGGTGCTTGTCTTTATGGCAAGCACCTATTCCTATTTATTGTGCCACTGTTGGCATTTGTACAACATTATTTGGTGCTGATATATCAACTACAGATACATCATCTGTTACTGTTTCAGCTTCAGTATCTTCTCCAAATAAGGAAATTTGATTTCTCTTACCATCTAAATACTTGCGTGCTTCTTGTTCAAATGCCCAAAGAGAGTCAACTGCTTCTTGATTAAAAAACCCAGCTTGACTTGCTTCTACTTCATCAGAAGGACATTTCATAAGAGGTGTATTTACTACTATCTCTCTATCAGCAGAAGGCACATAAAACATGCTAGAAATAACTGCTGACATTGTTTTATCTTCTGCATACTTGAAACTTACCGCATAAGGTTTTATACGTTTTATCAATAATGCTCCTAATCCTAAAATATTTAATGTTGGTTTAGTTAAATTTTTTAATGCTGTAAAAAATTCTGGTGCAGGTTCATCGTTAAATATAGATGTATGATATGATGGCTTTTTATTTTCATTTGTCCTCATATATTCAATAGTTAATTTACCGGAACTTTCCTGATATTTAATCTTATTAATAGTTACATTACTCATTTTGTTCTTACCTCCATATTCTTTTTAGTTAACTTATAAATTTTTGCTATATCTTTAGTTAATGCTATGGATTGTAAAATATATTTTTTCAAAAATGTTAATTTACCAATGTTATGAATCTCATTATGATGTATCCTACAAAGTGGTAATACTTGCATTCCTACCTGTGGTATTTCTTTTCTATTTCTACCAGCTCCTATAGCATCTACATGATGAAGTTCTGCTTTTTTACCACACACTGCACATCTTTTTTTCATTAAACAAGCCCATACATACTTAGGAATATCTTCACATAGTTCATATAAAGGCTCGCCTATATCTATATCATGAAGTATACAAAAATCTATTAAATACGTTATATATAACCTAGCTACTTCTACACTACAATTTGATAAAGAAAAGTCTGTATCAAAACTACATGGAACATGACCCTTAAACATTTGTTTAGTTATTTCTTTTGTTGCTTCTAATGGAGTATATCCCCACCATGCTGAAATATATCCCAACAAAACAAAAACTTTTCTTCTTTGAGCCATACTTATTTTTCTACTATCTGGTATTTCAACAATAATTTTTCTAGCTGTCTTTGTAATCTCATTATCTTCACAAGGAACGAAGGCGATTACACCGCCTTCAGTTCTCTTTACAATTTTTCCATACTTAATCATTAAAATGGAATTTCTTCTCCAAAATTTTCAGCTAGATTATTATTTTCTAATACTTTTTTTGCAGGTGGTTCAATATCTGTAATTCCTTCTACTGGTCTAATTGATATTAATTTAACAGCAGTAGATAATCCGCCATTACGATTAATATATTCTTCTTCCCTAAATACTCCACCAAATAATTTTCCTTCTAAACTTTTTTCATTCCAATTCCACTTATATCCTGGATTTGATTTTTCAATATTTAATAACATACCTTTAAAACGTCCCATACTATCGCCTTCTGTAAGTTGATAATATGAACCTCTCCATTTGGCTTGTTCTTTATTTCGTTCTTGCTCTTGTAAATATTGATTTAAATAAAAATCTTTATATTCACCTTCTGCAATATCTATTGCAAGTTTTAACATCTCTTTTCCATTCTTAGATTTAGTACATTCAGCTCTAACAATGCTACATACATAACCACCAGCAGGTAATTTTTTATATTCTCCTGTAATAGCTTCTACACTATCCCAATTTGCAGGTTTATTCATCATAGTTAATTACTCCTCATCATTTTCATATTTTATTAATTGTTCAATTACAGTTTTTATATCATTAGGTATTTCTTTATCAAAACACCCCATAGGACTTTTTGCTGTTGAATGATTAGCATATGTTTCGAATACATAGTTGCCATCAACTGCTTTAGCTAACAATACTGTTGTAAATTTACTCTCTAAAACGATTTTATCTAGCTTTTTGCCACTAGTTTTTATACGTGTAAAATAAAAACCACTGTCATCTCTATCTGTTTGAGAATGTGCAATACATACAACCGTTAAATCATCTCTTAATAAATGCAATTTGGAAATTACTCTCCATATACAGGTAGCTAAATCTTGCCATTTATCATAATTTTTTTCTTTCATACGAGCCATTTCATCATCAACCATAATGGCATTTATAGTATCTATTACAAGAACTTTTATATCTTTAAAATCTGTATCAATCCTACTAATAACATTTTCTATAGCACCTACATTTGAAGTTTGAACATAATTTTTATTTTCTGTATTATATTTCTTTTTCCAACCCTTCCAGCTAAGACCTTTTCTATCTGCATCAATAATAAATGTAGTTTTATAATCAAGATTACGAAGGCTGGTAGTTTTACCAGCTCCGCTTTCGCCCATTATACAAACAACTCTACTCATTTAAAGCACCTCATTTTATTTGAATATTTTGTTTTGTAATTATCTGAACACCATTTATAACAGCACCTTGCTTTATTGATTTTTTTAATGCCACTTTATCAATTTTAGGTTCTTGTGATATTAAATATTCTGTTGGTATATGCTCTATAGAATTAATTTCTAATTGTTCAGACTTTCTAAAGCTAACTACAACTTTTGCAGTTTCAAATTTATGTCCTTCTAAGTTATCAGCTAAATATTTTTTTAATCCTTCTACTTTATTATTAAGCACTCTCTTTCTATTGGTTAAATTTTTAGCTTCCTCATCAATAGCTTTTGCTTCTGCACTTAGATTTTTTATATATAAAGCCACATTTTCTCGCTTGTCAGTTAAAACCATATTTAATTCATCAAGACGAGTAGGATTTATTATCTCTCCTGTTTCCATGTCCACACATTCTTCAATAGCCTTTTCAAATTCTTGTTTTATTTCATATAAATTCATCACGCCACAGCCTTTCTATTTGTTATTATCTGCACATCTGGTGGTAAAATATCTGCATAACCATTACCTTTATCATCAAAATATTCAATATGCCAACGGTTATTATCAAAATATATATCACTTAATCTACCGTTTAAAATATTTTTATATTCCCAATCAGTTATACAATTAGTTGCTATAATTAAGATGGGTTTTACATCATCTTTATATTCATAGATAGCAATTGTTTTCATTTTTTTACTCCTATGTTATACTTAAATTACGAATAATTTTTTATGTTGCTGATTAGTTTAATGCTGGTCAGCTTTTTTTATTAACATCATTAAATTTAGAAATAATTTTATTTCACCTTTTTTTAAAGCACCTCTATGCTTAATACAGATATATTTACTTATATTTACATACATTTTTATCACTCCTTTTTATTTTTTGAGCAAATGAATAACATTGACGGTCATCAGCACATACTGGAACAGCAAGACCGCATATCAAATGCAATATATGCACCTGCCCTTTATTCAATTTTTTACCGCACCGCCAACATTTCATACTAAATCACCTTTAATTTTGGTTTTCCTTGAACAAATGCCAATACACTACTAAATTTGTATCGCACCATTTTACCTTCTCTTATTTCTTCAAATACACCACGATAGCCAAGTTCTCTAACCATACTAGGTTTTAAACCTGTAAATTCTTCAACTTGTTTTGCAGTAGATATGCCAGCAGGTGAACAATACTTGCTATAATCATTTTTACCGCTTAATTGTTGTCTTAGTAACGCATTTTCTTCTTTTAATGCTTTGTTTTCATCTACCAATCGCTTAGCCTCATTTAAAAAAGAATTATCAAACATTTTTTCACCTCTCTTTCATTGGTGCGTACCAAGCACCATAGCAGAAATCACTTGCAAACCTCCCTGCCATAATAAATTTGTTAAGAAGATTATCGTTAAAGATTTGCCATTTTCTTTTTTTATTTTTTGTTATGTTAATAACCTTTCTGCTATGGCTTGCTACGCACCAATTTTTTCTAAACTAAGCACTACGAACCGACCTTTTTGATTTCTCTTATTCTTTAATTTTTATCGTGTTTGTGCTATAATATCTTTACGAAGAATTTAATTGTCATATGCTGGACTGTTTATTAAATGGTTCAGCTTTTTTATTTTTACAAAACTTTAATATCAAAATATCTTTTGTCATCAGCCTAAATGTATTCAATATCTGTTTATATTTAGGCTGTTCTTTTTTGTCTACTTTTCCATCAGCACCAATTTCAATTAAGTCATCTATACATTTATTAGATTTCTTTATATTGGTTATAAAACTTAAGACATTTTCCGAAAAACTTTTATTTTCAATAGGGGCAAGCAATTTTTGTCCTAATTTGTAAGTTAATAAATATTGATACCCTATATATTCACTACCATAAATCTCAACAATATCATTCATTTTATCTATGGTTGGTCTTATTTGATTAGCTTCATACTTTGCCAATGTCCTAACACTTATATCTAATAATTCACTTGCTTGTTCTTGTGTATAACCTGCACTTTTTCGTGCTTCTATAAGTAGTAATCCGAAATCTTTTATCATGGTTTATTACCTCAATTAGAATTACAATTTATTTAACTAGATATTTTTAAGCAATATTTTTTTGCTCTCCAAAGAAGCAATGTCCTTTATAAATCCATTTATCATCTACTTTAGCAAATGTTATATATGTTCCTTCAAATCTACCTGTTCGTGGATTATCTCTATGACCATAAGCTTCCCCACATTGTATTAAATCTGAATTATACGTTATAGGTGGTACACATTCAGCAAACCAATTTACTATACCTTCATCAACTATATCTCCAACTTTGGCAAAGTCTTTAAATTCTAAATCACTTGTTCGCCAATTGTTCATAGTTTTAACATCATCAATATTATTAAATTCAGCCACAATCTTAAGCCCTTTTTTTATAACAATATGACCTTTATATTTCTTAGCAATCTCTTTAGCTTCTGCTAATGTATTTGCTTCTATGCACCATGCAGTACCTTCATTTACTTGAAAAATTTTATAAACTTCTTCTTTGATATTTTCTTTTTTCATATCACTTATTTTTTCACCATTTAAGTAATAAATTGTCCCTGGTGTTTCATCATAGTTTCCATCATAATCTTCACTATAAACTTCTTGATAAGAAATAATTTCAAAATTATTTTTCTTATAATCTTCAGCAGTTATTTCTCTATTTACTGTTATTTCTTCAACGGTAGCCGAGCAAAATTTGTGATTAAATCTATATCTATCAATAAATGATTTTGCTTTTTCAAGGGTATCCCACACCGTAGTATTTCCATCTACTTCATCATAGTCATTACCATATCTGAATACATATCTTGTTACTTCATAGTATTTGTTAGATTTGAATTGTTTACTTAACATATTTATTTTTCCTTTCTTTTTTCTAGCGTGTACCACGCACCCAACAATATTATTTACTTTTTAGGGGAAAGTAATTTTTGCCATTAGATTTTTTATTGTTGGGTCAGTGCTACACGCTAGAATTTAACAAATTTAAATTGTTATAATAGCTAAAAAAATAGAGATTTTATAGAATATCCACTATCTTTTTCAATCTTTTTCATAATAGGAATTCTAGGACAACTTTTACCTTGTTCCCAATTACACCAAGTTTGTTGGGTAACATTATATTTTTTAGCCATTTCTTTTTGAGTACGTTTTCCTCTATATTTAATTAGATATTTTCTCATTATTTCACTCCTTCCAACAATTTTCTTTTGTTGTTATGTGTTTATTATAAAACAAATTAAATTTGTTGTCAATCGTTTTCAACAATTTATTTTTGTATATTTAAAAATACAAATAAAAATTGTATAATTTATAACAAGGAGGAATTATATGTCTATAGGAAAAAAAATAAAACAATTACGAGAACAAAGAAAATTATCTCAAAAAGAATTAGCTGACAGCTTAGGTGTAACACAACAAGCTATTGATGCTTGGGAACGTTCTATAACAAATCCACGAAAAAAGAGTATTGATAAACTATCTTCATTTTTCAATGTTAGTGGAGGATTTTTCTTTGAAAATGATATGCAAAATAAAATTCCTTCCCCTGAAACAATTACTAATAAAGAAAAAAATAAACCAAAAGATTTAATTAAATTATT